TCCTACTACTGTTCCTGCTATCAATATTGCTTTGTCAGGAAAACTCGATGGAGGGCTTACTCCTGGTCTAACAATGTGGGCTGGTCCATCAAAGCACTTTAAGACTGCATTCTCACTTTTGATGGCTAAGTCGTATCTTGACAAGTATCCTGAAGCTGTCATGCTATTCTATGACTCAGAGTTTGGTACACCACAGTCATACTTCACGTCGTTCGGTATTGATATGTCTCGGGTTCTCCACACACCTGTTACCGACATTGAGCAGCTTAAGTTTGATTGCATGCAGCAGTTGAATAATGTTGATCGTGGTGATCGTGTGATTGTGGTTATCGACTCGATTGGTAACCTCGCCTCCAAGAAAGAAGTAGAAGACGCATTGGAAGGTAAGTCTGCTGCTGATATGTCTCGTGCTAAGCAGTTGAAGTCTCTTTTCCGTATGGTAACTCCTCACCTTACACTAAAAGATATTCCAATGGTCGTCGTCAACCATACGTACAAGACTCTTGAAATGTATTCAAAAGATGTTGTTGGTGGCGGTACTGGTTCGTATTACTCTGCTGATAATATCTTTATTCTAGGTCGTCAGCAAGAGAAGGACGGTAAGGATATTACTGGTTATAACTTTATTATTAACGTTGAGAAGTCTCGTTATGTTAAAGAGAAGTCGAAGATTCCTATCTCTGTATCTTACGAAGGTGGTATCTCTAAATGGTCTGGTCTACTAGATATTGCTCTAGAGTCCGGTCATGTAGTTAAGCCTTCCAATGGTTGGTATTCACGTGCTGGCGATGATAAGAAGTATCGCTTCGATGATACAGAGTCTAAAGAGTTCTGGTTGCCTATTCTGACAGACAAATCTTTCCATGAGTTTGTCGAGAAGAGATATTCTGTATCTCATGGCGAAATCATGAAACAAGAAGATGACGCTGTAGATGTATTCGAAGCGCTTGAGTCTGACGACGATTGATACAGGAATAGTAATGTCGCTTGAAAAAGTAATTTTTAATAATCTACTAAACAATGAGCAGTACGGTCGTAAAACTATTCCCTTTCTTAAGAGTGATTACTTTAACGACCGTAATGACAAAGTTGTATTCGAGTTAATCGATACGTATGTTGGTAAGTATAATGCTTTTCCGACAAAAGAAGCTTTGTTGATTGATCTTAACAATCGTGAGAACATCTCAGAGGAACAGTTCGCTGAGTGCAAGGGTGTCATTGAAAGTATACCAGATCAATCAGAACAGTTATCAGACGTAGATTGGTTGATTGATCAGACTGAGAAGTTCTGTCAAGATAGAGCAATCTACAATGCTATTATGAGCTCGATTAAGATTCTAGATGATAAGACAGGCAAAACATCGAAAGGTGCCATTCCTCAATTGTTGTCTGATGCTTTAGCTGTCTCATTTGATACTTCTATTGGTCACGACTTCTTAGATGATACTGAAGCTCGTTATGAATTCTACCATCGTCGCGAAGAGCGTATTCCTTTTGATATTGATTATCTAAACAAGATTACACGTGGCGGTATTCCTCGTAAGACGTTGAACATTCTTCTGGCTGGTACTGGTGTCGGTAAGACGTTGGCTATGTGTCATATGGCTGCCGCTAATCTAGCTGATGGTAAGAACGTTCTATACATTACTATGGAAATGGCTGAAGAGAAGATTGCTGAACGTATTGATGCTAATCTATTGAACGTTCCTTTGGATGAATTGTATCAGCTACCTAAAGATGCATACGATCGTAAGGTTGCAAAGCTGAAAGAGAAGACGGTCGGTCGTTTGATTATTAAAGAGTATCCAACCTCTACAGCCGGCTCAGCTAACTTCCGTCACTTGCTAAACGAGCTTAAGATCAAGAAGAACTTCATACCAGATATCATTTATATTGACTATTTGAATATCTGTATGTCGTCTCGTCTTAAGCAAGGTGCTAATGTAAACTCGTATACCTACATTAAAGCTATTGCTGAAGAGCTTCGTGGTCTAGCTGTTGAGTTTAATCTCCCCATCGTATCTGCTACTCAGACTACACGTGGTGGCTATGATAACTCTGACGTAGGTCTGACAGATACATCCGAATCGTTCGGTCTACCTGCTACTGCTGACTTCATGATTGCTTTAATTGCTACTGACGAGCTGAAAGCTCTTAATCAGGTTATGTTTAAACAACTTAAGAATCGTTATAATGATCCTGAGATGTATAAGCGGTTTATTGTTGGTGTCGATCGTGCTAGGATGAAGATGTATAATGCTGAGCCATCTGCACAGGATGATATTGTAGATGATGGTCCTGCATTTGACAATACACCAGCTAGTAAGTTTGATAAAGACAAGTTCCAGGGATTCAAATAGGTAATGGGTAAAAACTTTTCTGGTGCTAATATGGGGCAACGTAAGAAGTCTGACTTCTACGAAACCCCATATTCTATGACACGTCACTTATTAAACAAACATACGTTTACATCTGAAGTGCTAGAGCCAGCTTGTGGTAATGGTGCCATTGTAAAGGTACTGAATGAGTTTAATTTTAACGTTACAGCTTATGATAAAGAGATTGACTTTTTGTTAGAGACAAGAAAGTTTGAAAACGTTATAACTAACCCACCATTTAGTCTAGCTCATGAGTTCATCGAGAAGTGCCAAGAAATCTGTACGGAACAATTTGCGCTTCTTCTGCCTTTATCATATCTTCATGGTAAGAAGAGGTATGACGACTTCTATGGTGGCAACAAAGTCAATCTACATTCGGTATATGTCTTTACACGCTATCCTATGTTAGGTGACGAGCTACGTGATGATGGTAAGTATAGAACAGGTATGATGGTTTATGCTTGGTTGGTATTCCATCGCAAAGAGATAATCAGAGAACCAGTGATTCGCTGGATCGATAATGATTGTGATGTTATAAAAGGCAAATAAATAAGTCGAAAAAGGCAATTCAGAGCCATAAAGAAGCGATGGCTGAAAGACGTGGCAAACCTTTTCCAGGAAAATATAAAAAGGTGTTGATTGATAACATCGAATATGATAGTATCAAGCATGCTTGCGAAGCATTAGGTTTTAAACATGGCAATTCAATATATCAGAAAGTTCGAAGAGGTAATATGACTATGGTGTATCTATGATTGTAGGTGTGACGTTCAGCGCGTGGGATCTCCTCCATGCAGGTCATATTCTTATGCTTGAAGAGGCCAAGACGCAATGTGATTGGCTAGTTGTAGCACTACAATCTGATCCTACTGTAGATAGGCCAGAAAAGAATAAACCCATTCAAACGATGTACGAACGATATATTCAACTTAAAGGTTGTACATATGTCGATGAGATTATTCCTTACACAACCGAAGAAGAAGTTAGACTCATTCTAGAGTCCAGACACTTCGATGTCAGAATTATTGGTGAAGATTATAAGAACAAAGACTTCACTGGTAAAGACATATGCGATGAGCGTGGTATTCGTGTATACTATAATTCCAGACAGCATCACCTATCATCATCGGAACTTCGTAAAAGGATCAAAGACAAATGATGAACTATAAGGTACGAATCACTGATCGTTGGAAGATGGAGCATCCACTAGAACAGCCAGTTAACTGGGGTCAGTCAAATCCAGTTGGTGGTTATTTCTTGCATGAGGTTGTAGAGACGGCTACAGACCAGATTATTAAAACTAATATGACTCAATCTGAAGCAAAAGCTCTTGCTCGTCATCTGAATATGGGTGGTAGTTTTGATGGTTTTACGCCTGCTTTCTTCTGTGTGGATACCAGTGGAATCAATAGGTTAGATGACTACGAAGAACCTACTGAAAACAGTAAATAATTAACTCCTTGTAATCCTTAGGAAACATTTTAGTTGATCTTTTTATCAAAATAACCTATATTAAGATATAAGTTGATGAGAAGGAAAATTGAAATGACAGTTCGGTTTCTTGATGATGTAGCCAACTTTGATAGTGTGGTTTGTGATAACGTTGAGTGGATGTTTGATGGCGCTGAAGAAATTGGTTCTAGCGACATCAATGCATGTGTGAACAATGTCATTCAGCAGCTTGGTTTCAAGGTCGAAGAGATCTCGACTGAAGAATTCATGGTTGCTAAGTTTGCTGTTCACAATGCTATCAGCAACCTCGACTGGATCCGTGAAAACCACTAAGAGATAAAGGTAATATCATGCTGAAAGATATGATTACAAATATGTCCGGTGGTGCTTTTGAGCTTAAAACCGGCCGACCCTGGACTCACGGTATTAGTCCTTATCGTGAAGCTGACGCTCTTAAGTTGGAGTGGAGAGGGAACAAGAATGGTTATGG